CGTGCTTTCACCTACAAGGCCTTAAACAAGCTCATACAGGGCTCTGCGGCGGATCAGACTAAGAAGGCTATGGTTGACTGCTACGCCGAAGGGTTGAAGCCCTTATTGACTGTGCATGACGAACTGTGCTTTTCTATAGAGAGCCAAGAACAAGCAGATAGGATCGTACAGATCATGGAAACAGGACTACCTTTGAACGTACCATCCAAGGTGGATGCAGAGTTAGGAGCTAACTGGGGAGAAGTAGGATGAAAACTTTTTATTATCAAACGCACGACACGGACTATTGTTGGTGGGATTCATACGTCCATAAAGATTGTAAAGTTTTAGCTACTCAAGACGCAAAAGAGTATCAGGCTCTTCCTAGTCGGTTTGCGATGTCCATATTCCTAGAGTCACCCAACAAAGATGGAGATAAAGGAACCGAAGAAGCCTGAGACGTTTGGATGTTAGGTGGCGGAGTCACTATGTTAGGTGGCGGAGTCACTATGTTAGGTGGCGGAGTCACAACTGGAGGATTGAGGTTCAAGGAACTAGTATTAATGTTTTCTCTTTTATTAATAGAAGATTGGTTCTCTTTAACAACAGGATTTTGAGGACCTAGTCTAATTCTTCTTTCTTCTCGTTGTATTCTTCTTATGTCGCTCCGTGGTAAAAATTTAATTGTACCATTTTGTTTCATGATTTTTATAGTACCTGGGTTTATGTCTAATGGTTTAAACCTTCCTTGAAGAGCCTCATCAAAACCTGATACCCCCGCTTCTTTTAAAAGTCTTTTTTGTTGTGCTTTTGAAAAACCTAATGTTTCAGCGTCTTGAGAAAGAACATAAAACTCATTCATGTTTCGTCTACGAGCGGCAGTCATGTTTTTGTATGCTTCTAGAAGTTGCTCACGGGTTACGTTTGGTCGTCGCGCTACGCTGTTAAATATAGTTGCGGAACTAGCTTTATCCTTGGCAATTTCATATCCTTTAAACTGATATCCTTTTTCCATGTCCGTATCGATTTGACCAATACCACTAAAGACTCTAGACAGTTCTTCCGTTAAGTCTCTTTCTCTTCCCATACGATCTTTTATAGGTTGATCGGTTAAACCCAATGAATTAACAAATCCTTGTGCAAATCTACTCGGAACAAATTTACCACTCTTTTCTTGCACTGGAATAATGTTAGGAGCGATAGCGTCTGCGAGATGGGTCACACTTTTAAGAATCTTATCGGTAGCAGAGTCTTGAGAGTCATACACTTCCGCACCTGTTAGAGTTCTACCTCCTCTTGCACCTATAATATCGGTTACAAAACCCTCTTCACCTTCTGGAAGAACGTCTCTCAACGCACTAAGAGCAATGGACTCAGAAAGAAACGGAGCATAAAGTTCTCGTGCTGATTGTGAAAAAGCGTTCCAAACGGTTTCCCCAGAAGATCTATTATTTAATCTATCTGTTTCTACAGAATTTAAAGCACCGTTTATAATTTTTTGAAGCATATCATATGGCATAGAGTAACTTAAATTTACGAACTCTGGATGCCCTTTTTCATTCCGCCCCACAGACAATAGTTGAGCGTTTGTATTCCACGAAGGCGACATAGATCTACGATACGCATCTTCTTCTTCCTCGGTGACACCAGTAACGTGTCTACCCATTCTTACTAATCCATTAGGAACAATACTCGTACTTGCAGACAAACCTGTAATACGTCTTAAACCAATTTCTTGTATCTTAGGGTTGGAAGAGGCCATTTCATCTAAGCCTCGTTCTAGAATATTAATGCTAGTACGCATTATCTCATACGGAAAAGCTACAAAACTTCCTACTGGTGCTCGTCGTAAGGCCTTAATAGCTGCGGGAGACATGTTATAATTGGGAACTGTATTTCTAACAATACTTGCTGCTTCCTGTTCTAATAGATCCGTTACTATTGCTTTTTGTTGTCCTAAGTTTAAAGCATCAAAATTTCTAAGATCCGTAACATTCTTTAAAGATGTATTAAGATATGTTGCTTGTTCTTTAGGAGATAGATCAGCTAAAGCACTAATTAATTTATTTTTTTCGAAGTCAAAGGAATAAATCTTCCATATGTCATCACCAGCTTGATATAAATTTTCAGCTAATTTTAATTTACTTTTCACTGGTTTTGCAACTTTTCTACCAAAAGCTTTTACAGGAGACTCGTTTGGATCTGAACCAAACCTAGTAGTACTTTTAGTTGGTGCTTCTAGGTCAAGACCTTTTGCCAGAAGTGCTTGAAGTTCTTTTAACTGAGCTTGACTTCCTACAACACCAAGTTCTTGTAACCTTTTGTACGCTCTTCCCTGTTCGTCGGGCCCAAGACGACCTAAGTTGTCATAAACTAAACGCATTGATTCTAACAAGTTAGCACCCTTACCCACGTTACCATTCGCAAGAGCGAACATACTAGCGGTAGTTACGTTTCTGATCTGAGTAGCAGGAGACAAAATCGTTTTACCGTATTGTGTAGCACCTTTTGCTTTTAAAAACCCTGAATACATACCCCTTATTGCGGATGAAAAGTCGCCACTCTGTTCGTAGACAGTTCGTGTCAAAGCATTGTATACCTGTTGAGGAACAGCGAAACCATCCAATGTACCCCATCCAGAGGTTAAACTACTATCTGTTGCTGTCGCACCTCCTGGTGCACCCGAATCTCTAAAGGAACCAAATGTTTTTGCACCTTTTGGTGCACCTAAATCTCCTAAAAAATCTGCGTCATCTTTAAGACTAGCATCGTTTGCGGCTTTTGCCCCAGCATCTAAATCATCGGTTCCTTTACCTAAAACAACATATCCATTGTCAGTAAGCATTTTTTTCTCTTGAGCAGTCATTTCGCTTGTATCCCGAAACAATTTTTCAATGCCTGGATTTCTTCCATCCGTTGCCATCTGTCGGATAGAACCGAAGTAATCATCAACTGCTTTGAACTGAGATAGGTCTGCTACGGTAGAAACATATCGTTCCAAAGGATTCTTTACTTCTCCTAATAAAGCTCTTTTATAGGCTGGTATATCTTTTCGTAGTTGGAAAAGACCCATGTCTAGTTTGTCTACTGGAATTCTACTGACATTTTTAAAAGTAGGTCTTCTCTGATGTCTTTTAAAAAAACTATCCGTAGCTAGATCAACTTGTTTAGCTGTCGGTGCACCACCTACCTGTAAGTCTAAAGGATCAAACTTTGTACCGAGAATTTTAGACTCCGTAGCTAGAAAATCTAATTCTTCTTGGACGGCTTTAGCGTCTCTTGCAAAACCATCTTTTGCTATTTTAAAAGTTTGTTTGCTAGGTTGATATGAACGGTCTGTATAAATTCTATATTGTCTTCTAAGATACTCACCCATGTTGGCTTCGATAGTTTCTTTTAAAGTTAATTCAGAACCTTTAGGTAACACAGAGCCATATTGTTTTATAAAGTCACCTTCAGCAACCTCCTTACTAAGTTGGCTCAATTGACTACGCATTATTTTTAGATCACCATGCAAACTTTTAGGTAAGTTACTTAGGATTGTTTCTGATGCGGCTTTGTCTGGGGTTAATATATAGGATTCAATGTCATTAAGCATCGCTTTTTGTGAGTTAGGAGTACGATTAACAAAATCTTCTTCGCCTTTTTTTACAATTTTTGCTAATCTTGCATCCATTTTTTCAGTAAGAAGTTGCGCGGCTCTCGTTTCAGATTCTATTACTCCACCCACTAGAGATCTTTTACTTGCTATTTCGTCTGGTAAGATACCTCTGTATCTAAGAGCACCTAAAGTATCTACAAGAGACCTCGTAAAAAGATTTTGTTTAGCTCCCATCCTTCTATCGTCTTCTAGTTTTTTAGCGTATTGTCCCAAGGGACCTTCTTTTATTTTTTGTACGCCTTTGCCTATTCCATAAGGAATTTTACTTTTAATTGCACCTTTAGATATGATCTGCCCCAACGTAGAAATAACAGGAGGGAGAACACCTTGAGCGACTCCGCCCTCAACACCAATTCTTAGTTTATTTCGTATTGCTCTTAGAGCCTCTTGCCTGCCTTCTAAACCAATGTCGTCTTCTGTGTTCGTAATCTCACCACCGTACCAAGAGTCTGGAAGTAAGTTACCAAGACTTTGAGTTCCTTCCGTTGAAACTATCGCGTCTGCAACACCAGCGGCAGCAACACCTTTTCCAATTTTTTTTGCTTTTTGGAAAAAGGTAAGTGCTTTAAGTGGGCCTGTTATCACTTTGAGTGCGAGACCCGCTGGTCCCACAAACTGAGCACCTACATCCAACAAAGATGCTGTTACGCCAACTGGATCTATTCCAGCCGCTTCTCGAAAATCTTCTCCTGCTTTTGTAACTTTAGGTCTGAGGTTCGTGCCCAACGCAAGATCAGGGAGGAGAGCCGCTGTCTCTCCGACACCTTGCACAATTTTAGTAAGACCTGAACCAACTCCCTCAAACATTTCTTGAGGAAGACCTTCCGACACTTTAGGATCGTAGTCAGGTTTTCGAATGCCAATGTCGCCAAACCCAGGAACTGCACCTAAAGCGGTACGAAGAGCAATAGCCCACATGTTATTGGGGTCAGACTTTTCCTCTGTCTCAACAACGTCTTTCTCAACAACGTCTGCCTTAACTTCCTGAGTATCCGTCTGAAAACTAGGTGTCCGTGATTGTATAGCTTTAATGATTTCTTCCCTAGAGGCACCTTCTGGTCCCTCTATTGTATACGTTTTTCCGTCTGGTCCTGATATACTATACGTTGCCATAACAAGCCTTAATCTATAACTGTAACTTCACCAAAACCATCAGATGGTTTTTTCTTCTTTTCGTTCCTCTTCAGAAACGCCACAGCACCAGGAGCGTTTGGTTCTAGACCCGCTGCTAATCTATTGGCTTCCTCTCCTAGTTGTTCTGGAGTACGGTATTCTGGGTTTTTTGTTTTTCCATCCTCTAAAAATTCATCTATATACTCAGTCTCCTTTAATAGAGCTGTCAAAAATTGTTCTCTTGCCTGACCAAAACGAATTTCTGCTCTAGTTTTTTCTGAGTCTGGAGCTGCCCTTAACCCTGCAATTTTTTCGCGAGATTCTGCAAGGAGTTTAGCAGCTTCAATAGCTCTTGTGTTTTCAGTCTCAATGTCCTCAACTGATTGAGATCTTTTCGTTGCCGCGTCTTCCAATTGGAACCCACGTTCAAGAGTAGCTTTAGCAATTAAATCAGCCCTAGTTTGGTCTGCCTCAAGTTGTGCTTTTTGTGCTTCTGCACCAGCTTTCAATCCATTGGCTATATTAACCACGGCGCGTGGATCTTTACCCGCCGCAATAGTGAAGCCTGTTATCTGCCTATTTAATCCAGCAATAGTTTTCGCATTAGCCTTTTTACCAAAAGCTTGTTGGATAAGTTCTTTGTATTGCGCTGTTTGTTCTTCTTCGGTTCCACTTAAAGGTTGCCCAGCTACCTGTGTTGCCAGTTGATTTGCTTTGGCTAATTCACCACCGTCCGATGTAAGGATGTCTAGTGCCGCTTGTCTCGCAGCTTCTACCTCTTCGAACTCTGGTCCAGTGAATTCATTTGAGTTAAGATCGGGATCTACTACTTCTGTTGTTTCGGTTACTACGTCTTCGGTTACTACGTCTTTATCCCCAGGCAAAGTAACACTACCCGCCGTTGCAGAAATGTCTACGTCTGAACCCTCACCAAGCATGTTCTTCAAAAAGTTAAAAGAAGGTTGTTCACCAACAGGGGGTATCGTGCCTGTTTTAATTTGATTCATAATAGAAGGAAGTCCCGCGTCTTCTCGTCTATGCTTCATGTTGTGGATAAAACCACCTTCATCATAACTAGGAATGTAACCACCTTGGTTCATGGACCGAGGAGCTTGGCTCACTGCTTGCATAAGTTCTGGACTAGACGCTACAATTCCACCCATATTAAGGAGCTTGGTGCGAGCATCTCGTCTCTTTTGTTTTTTATTTGCGAACAAAGGTCTGTCATATACACTATTCATTTTTATGCCCCGCTAGAGTTCATGATTCCGCCCAGTAAGGACTGCCCAGATGCGTCTCGTAATCCACCTAATCCCATAGCTGTACCTAAGAATGTAGAGTAAGGACTAGGACTTGGCGTAGTACCCATTGTCATAGTTCCTTGGCTACTCGGCACACCTCTAAACATGTCAGACATAAAGCCCAACCTTCTAAAAGGTTCGTTTGCAACTTCTAAAGCGTTCTGTCGTTCTACGTCATACCCTGCTTGTATCTGTCCTTGTTCTAAGGCACCAAGATTAAACAATGCATTCACGTCTCGTGTTCCAGCGGCCTGCGCTGCTTCACCCATCGCTCCTTGTCGAACACCCATCTCACCTAGACCCGCGCCAATAGAACCAATGCCTGAACCTAGTGACCCAAAGATCTGCGCCGCATTTTGTCCACGTCTCATCTGGTCAGAGAAGGCACTCATTGCATTACCCATTGATTTATCAAACCCAGCGGATCTAAGTCCTGCACCTGTTCTTGCTTGTTGATCCGCAGTGTTTCTTGTTAATTCGGATTGTTGTAGAGCTCCTCTTGATCCACCAAATGCTCCTTGACCTATAGCTTGAGAAGTAAGTCTGTTTCTTTCCATGTCTGCTTGTCTGTTTATATCGGCAGTCGTGGTATCTATAACCTCTTGTGTGTAGGGGTTCATAAAATCTTTGTACGATTGAGGATCAAATGCACCAGTGGTTCCACCCAAAGCATCAACACCTTTTCCATATGCACCCAAAGCATCTTGGTAAACACCAATACCTTCGTTTAAAGTCTTGGCTCCAGCATCCATCATAGGTTTGTACGCACCTACGTTTTGCATACCCATTTGAAGAGCTTTTAATTGAGCCGGGGTAAAGCCAGCTAACTCAGCCGATGGAACGCCTGCTAGGAGATCTTTCTTCCCTTGCTCAGAAACAGAAGCAAGAAAGTCTTTGTAGAACTTTTCCTGGTACTCAGGTAGAACAGTTTGGGATTGATTGAGGTAGGTTACGTCCGCTGGATCAGCCATTACGCTCTCCCTTCTAAGTTATTCATCATCTTATACATCTCTGCGGCTCCTCTAGCACGGTCTCCCATCCCCGCACCTCTTACCGCATCCTCAGTCATAACAAATTCACCGTCCGAGAGGCGAGCTTCTTGTACCGGTCCACCATCTTGATAGATCATAGCGGGTATAGAGTCACTGGTTCCTGAACCAGGGCCCTCAATATATCCACCATCTTTCATGCCGTATATAGGTTGACCAACGTAATCAGTTCTTTCCCCTGTCCTCATTGTGTATTCTTGTTCTGGTGTTAATGTATTTATCCCACCTTTTTTCTCATTAGCAAGAAGCGCGGCTAGTACTAGATCGCCACCTTTACCACCGAGCATATCACCTAATGCTCCTAAACCTCTTCCTCCACCAGCGGTCTCAGTAGAACCAGTAGCAGCTCCACCTATAGCCGCCGCAGCTTGGTCTTGTGCACCCGAATTAGTAAACATTTTTGCGAACATATTCGTCTTGCTTGGATCACCACCAGCCATCATTCCTGCCATGTTCATGGCTCCCGGTGCAAGAGCCCCGATTCCAAAACCACTTAGGGCTCCAGCAAATCTATTGTCTTCATTTAAAGCAGCTCCTGCTAGAGCTCCACCTATCTTGGCTCCCATTGGACCGCCCACCATACCACCAATTATAGCACCGATTCCTGAACCTAGTAGATCTTTGAAAACACCCATGACAAATCACCCTTCATTTTTCTTGTGTAGTTTAACTGTTTTTTTATGAAACAGCAACTGTTACTGTTCCTATTGCGCCAGTTCCAGCCGATCCTGCACACGCAGCAGCATCAGCTAGAGCTATTTTAACAAATCCATTTACTTGATACAAGGTTCCAGCCTCTAGTCCAACATCGTTATCAGCTTGAATATTTGTAAGCGTTAATGTTGTTGCTCTTAGATCACCTGGGTTTTGCACTTGAGCTAAAAAGTATTCTAAAGCTCGAGTTAAATCCGTCATGTATCTTATGTCGATATCACCCGAAGGTGTTGGAAGTCTAGGAAAAGGAGTTACGTTTGTTGCCATTACCTTCTACCATCCTGACGTAATTCTATTCTTGGAGAACCGAGTCTCCATCTAACTCCGAGTGCCGTTGATCCTATTTTAAAAGCAAAAGATCTACCTCTTAATCGAATGTCTGCTTTCGTTGTAAATTGTTCAAAGGGTACTGTCGTTGTAGATATAGCGGTGGAAGAAACAGTGTCTGACTCAGCCTGTCCATAAGGACTACCAGGATAGTCTTGCATACTTAGTGTCATATCCACGCTCGGAGAACTACCAGTCGAACCTTGAAAAGTTATATCAGGGATAATTTTACTCACAAAAGCAAATCGTTCTCCCTCTCCTATGCTTCTGGGACTAGCTTCAATAGACGCAGCCATTGCAGAACCATCGTCATCGTATCCAACTTCATGGTCGTATAGATACCCACTTTCTGCCCCAATGGGATATTGAAAAGTACCTCTGTCTATAAACGCGGATCTACTTAAAGTACCGTAATACCAAACTTTTTCTGCATAGTTATAGGTAACGTAGAGATTATTCTGACCAGAGCCGCCATTAGCTATAGAGTTAGTGTCAGAACAATAAAACCAAGTTACTTCTGAAAACTCTGCGTTATGAGCAGCGTATACCTTGTCTTTTTGAGAATAATTAAAATCAAAGAATACTTTTTCTTTTACCATGCAAGGGAGCTGTTGTGTGCCACCTTCGTAAAGATAAAAAGAATCTTGTCCCATCCAAAAGACTGCATCTTCAACTGCGACAGCCGCGTTAGGTCCCATGATTGTTATGCCCGTGGACAGAGGTTGAATACCAAATGAGAACGGTGCGCCCAAGAACTGCATAGAATGTAGAGTGCTATCTGTAAAAATTACAATTTCTCGTTTCGTTTCTATTGCCGTGACAAAGGTTGATCCGCTACCTATTCTTAAATCCCCCGCTGAGTTGGTTGGTGTAGGAGCCCAGTCTGTTAAAGACTCTGAGCTAGAGAACCGTATAAGCAAAGGATCTTGGGTCGTGGTGCCAATTGTATTAGTTCCAAAAACTATTATATGCCTAGAGTTGTCCGAAACCATTACTTGTTTTGCAATCGTGGGAGCGTTGTTAGCGTTATCTACATCAACCAAGTTTACTGCTCTCGCAGCAAGTCCGCCGCTTTTATCCCAATAGTACACGCCCCCGTCTCTTAAATTAAGTAATAGATCTTCTCCAAAATTGTCTTCGTTCCAAAGAGATAATTCAGTAGCAACTCCTGTGCCAAAAGACGATCCCCATGTGCCTCTTTGCCATGTACCAGCACCCCAACCAGTGCCACCAACCTGAGTATCTAGTCCGCAATCTATTTGAAATGCAGCAACGGTACTGCCCCCGCCATTGCCCGTATCACTGCCATTAGCCGTAACAGAGAGGTTAATCGTAAAAGTATTGACAGTAGGGACACTAATTATTTCGTATTCTTGGTTAAGCACTGCGGCTGTAACATTTCCTCCTAAAGAAGCCGCATCGCTAAATGTAACGAAGTCACCAACATTAGCACCATGTGAAGTGTCTGTCACGGTAGCTACAGTAGCACCATTGGCAACTGCAAAAGTTGCTTCTCCAGTAGTAGTTTGTCTAATAGGAGTAATGTCATTAAAATCATCTCCTTGAACTAAATAATACTTCGAAGAGGTGCCAACGGCTATGAACTTAGAACCGTCTAATGCCGTCCAAGGAAACAAACTTCTAGCCGAACCTAAATAAGTGTTTACAGTTCTTTTTACCCACCCACCTATTTTCTCAGGAAAACCCAGTCTAAACCGTACCTTCTCACTATCAATCCAGCCACCCTCATTCGTGTAGGAAGTTACATCTCGATTAACACCGGGTCTATATTGCAGTTTCTGTATGGGCATTAAGTGTCTCCATCAAAGTTTAATTTTCAACCCAACTAGTTGTTGCTTCATTCCATCCGTAGTGTTTGCCATCTGATGGGTACGCTATCGGAGCTTCATATTTACATGTGGTTTCATTTAATACCCAAGAAGGATAGGGAATAGGCTCTATAAAGGCATCTCTAGAACTATCGTAAGTGTATCCTATGCCCGCATAATTCTTACGAATATTACCGTTGTAAGATGTTTGCACCCAAGTACCACCTAACAAATCTTGACATATTTTGATACCCAATGCTTCTGATTCATTGTTTGACTCATCAAGAATATCACTATTATCAACAACAATTACTTGTGTTACTAAATTGTCTTCTATTTTTGCAAAATGCGCCATTCAATTCCTAATTCTGATATTTATATCTAATTATAACTATGCCAGATCCACCGCTTCGACCGTTGTTTCCTCGGTGCAACCGTACCCCTCCAGCTCCGCCTCCAGTATTTGCAGTGCCGTCCGTAGAAGCACCGTATGTATTTCTACCATTGGTACCAGTACCTCCGCCGCCATCTCCACCAGATGGTGTATACGCTAAACCTTCGGCACCAGCTCCTCCACCGCCTGCATAAAAAGTGCCGTTTAACCATTCTACACCGTCACCTCCGTCACATTGACGATCCGTGTTTCCTGCTTCTCCTGCACCGCCCCCGCCACCCGGTTGCCCGTCATTAGCCGCCGTACCACCGTCATTACCTTGTCCAGAAACCCCATCTCCCGGATTATTATTGCTATACGCGGAACCACCACCAGAACCCCCGTTACCACCTGCGCCATTATTCCAGTTAGAACCGTGTCCTCCGCCAGTTGCTGTTGACCCTAATCCAGTAGAGTTTGCGCCTTGCGACCCTGTACCAGAGTCATCGTTTATTGCACCTGCACCACCTGCACCAATCACAATAGAATAAGCCCCCGCAGATTTAGTAGCTCCTGTTACACGAACCATACCACCCGCACCGCCACCGCCAGAGTTGTCAATACCCGCACCGCCGCCACCAGCCGTTACCATGTAATCAATAGTTCCGCCCGCAGAATTGCCCTCAACGCTAATAGTAAATGTTCCTGACCCTGTAAAAGTATGGTACTTATAGTCACCATCAGTAGTTGTAGTACCACCAGAGGCCTCATAGTACTTTACCCTAGTATAATCTGCTCCAAAACCATTTACGTTATAGCCAAAACCAGTCATCTAACGCTCCCTATGAGTCATTCTTAGCATCAGTGGTAAAAAATAATTTTATACCTTGTAGACGTGCTGTTCCTGTTTGTGAATCCGCAGATACATCTCTCATAATTTGAAAATAAGTAAACGTGTCCGCCGCCGCACTTGCAATAGTAACGTCACCACTAACGGCTGAAACGTCTAAATCATTTGTTGTTCCACTATGCGATTTTGCCGCTGCGACTACGTTTGTACCAAAGGCTGTGTTGTTGCTTACATTGTCCGCTATTGAAACTCCAGATAACCCCCATGCTACTGTACCAGTATTTGTACCGGTTACAGTAAAGAACGCTTGAAAAGTAACTGTGCCTTCGTTCCACGACTTAGGAAATATCACAGAAAATTGTGCAAAGTCATCCGCATCTGCCGCAAAATCTAATACACTTAATTCTGGTCCATTACTTAGTTCTACTTGTGTTAAATCAGAACACCCATTTGTTGTATTTGGATACATGGCTCCAGCGGGTACATATATTGTTTCTAACCCTGCAACTTTAACCGCTGCTGTTGCATTTGTAAGGGCACCACTAATATCCGCAGTACCGTTTATATCAATCGCTGTAGCATCCAGTTGGATTTCATCTGTAGCCGCAAGATTTAATGTGGTCGCGTTAGTAGCATGAATAAATTGCGTTTCATCGTTAAACATAATTTTGTTTGTGCTGTTCAATGTTAGACCAGAACCATCGGTGTGTGTTAAAGTAGTATCTGTATCTGCGCCAAAACCAAGAACCGCTGAGTCTGATTTAAGAGTCACATCGTCACCAAAGTCCGCATCTCCTGTGTTTGTAAGAAGACCTTGGTTGGTAAGTGTAGCAGTTGTAAGAAGACCTGCGTTTGTAAGAACCGCAGTTTTTGTTGTCCCTGCTAAATTGACATCTGTTAAAAGATCGTAAACTACTGCACTAGAGCCCCCTCCGTCCGTTGCAATAATTTTAGTTTCACCCGCTAGGATAGCAACATTAGCACCACTTCCTTGTGTGAAAGTTAAAGTAGCCGCTGTTGCATTCTCCATAATCCAAACTTTAGAAGATGTATTTGGTAAAATTGTTACAGTGCAGGCTTGACCTCCGCCCGTAAGTTTAAGTGCCATGCTTCTGTCCGCGTCTGACGCACCATCTGCTATTGTAATATTATCTGTTGAGGCGTTAGCAATCGCTCTTGTACCCCAACCTAGAGCCTGACCGATTAATTCTAGATTAAGATTTGTTGTGGTACCCCATGTACCCGCACCATCTCCAGTCGCCATCTCATTAAGTCTAAGATTATTTACATAGGTACTAGCCATTTTATATGTTCCTTATGCCGCTATTTTTGTCCAACTGGGATCTTGTGAAGGAGTTGTACTACTCCAACTAGGATTCTGTGTGATACTTATAGCACTCCAACTAGGGTCTTGTGAAGGGATAATTCTTCCCCATACGTTTTCTTCGCCAATTTCTCCAGTGCCTACTACACCCGTTGGGAAGACCGTAACACCTAATGCGAGAGTAACTTCTCCAACTTGTCCTGTTAAAGGTAGTTCAGTTGGAGGTAAAACAACAGCCGAACTTACGACCGATTCATTGCCAAGTGTACTTGTAGCAGAAACTCCTGATGGACTTACTACTGCGGTTCCAACAACTTGTTCGTCACCAAAGCCAACGGTGCCTGTTAAGCCTGTTTCTGTAACAACTGCTCCACCCGCCGCAAGAACCGTTCCTACTGCGCTTGTCGCAGTAACTCCAGTAGGTTGAATTATAGAACTTATTACAAAACTTACGGATCCAACTGCGCCTGTTGCACCAGCCGCATTAGTAATAACAACAGGTATGGCTCGGCCCCAAGGACCTTGACCCCAACTACCGCGCCCCCAACCTGTTAGAATAGCCATGAGTTACCTCGTTAAGCTATGCGGATAATAGCGTTAGAAGCATCTGCTGTTGGAAATTGAATTGTAAAACTTCCCGAAGAAGAAGATTTATTACCTCCAAAATCTAATACACAAACAGCTTTATCACTATTTGTATCGTTATAGATTAAAGCACCTCTAGCCGTAATAGTTGCTGTAGTAAAAGTTATATCAGCAAAATCTGTGAATGCAGTAGTTCCGCTTGCAGTTGGAGCAACTTTAGTAAGAGTACCACCCCCAGCAGTATACGAACCACTATTCGCTATTTCCCCTGTAGTGACGTAAGCTGTAGATGTAGCACCTAATGTCGCTGTAGTACCAGATTTTCCACCACCACCAATAGCATATAACGCTAACTTAAAAGCATTTCCATTAGTAGCAAAATTATGTGTAGCCGTCAAAAGCTCTGTTTTAAAGGAAGTACACATCGCTTGTGTTATTGCCATTTTATATTCTCCTTATAGTATTAGCTAAGTCGGGGTGACCAGCCTCTCTTAGTTTATGGGCTATAGTAGCACGTTCTTCTTTTCTAGCCAACTCTATATGATAATGCACGACATTTCGCACGTTATCCGAAAAAGCTTGCGCTTGTTGCCTAATTGGTTCCGGTGCTGTTTCCGACACGGCAATTATCTTATTAGTAGCCATCTCTGAAATTTGATCGTCACTAAGTCCGCCATTATTCGACGCAACTACAGTAACAAAACCTGTCTCAATTCCCCCCTTTACACTAAACATTTTTTACTTCTCCCCCATTCATGTGTTTGTGATCGTGTCTCCCAAAAATTATTGGATCTTGATCCAATGGCTCTGGTGGCTCTACCTTAGACTGCCGAGTTATTAATAACCCTCCACTTTTGTACGACTGCACTAAAGGATCTTCCAATCTGTGATACCCATACAACTTTTCATTCTCTGGCACATTCGTATCTAAAAGCCCAGAACTATGTGCAACCTCTATCTTCACGCCTCGAGTCGTAGCAATGGCACACCAAAACTCTGTGCAAGCTCTTCCCGCTTCTGCCATGCTTACATTCTTATATGTATAATCTAAGCCATACAAACAAAGTTCTTTTACCCCGTAGTATATTGCATACGCAATTGCATAAGGGACAGTGTTGTTAAAATAACAAACGTTTAAATCTTTGATAACGGCCTCTAATGGATAAAGTTCTAGATGCTTTACTCGACTATCCATTTCACAAGTAATAATAGGTTTAGTGTTTTTTTCTAAAAATTTTCTTGCTATTCCCGTTTGAGAACCCGCATCATCTGAATCTAAGAACCGTGATACGGGGTCCATCATTATAGTTTTATCAACGTGGATGATACCACCCACGCAATTAATACCCCAAACTTCATCAAAATGTTCTGAACGTATTCTAGCAGCTACATAGTCAGAATAACTCCCGCCTAATCCAACGATAGCTAGTTTCATGACCTACGTCTTTCCGGTAGCCCTCTTCGGTATGCGTCTGAATTCTCTCTAGCTTCGGCATAATCTTTCAACCTAGCTATAGATTCCGAAAATCTTTCATTATACATCTGCATTATATCCGGCTCACCCTTCATATAAACAGTAGCTTCAACTAAACTGCCAAACAACATAGCATTCGGGGCGTTCTCACTTAACCAAGTTGTGTTGTTATCACCAACCGCTGTTAAACTCTGAGGTCTGTAAAAGTAATGTAATTCCATTTTATATTTATCATCAGGTACAGGTGCTATGATAAAGTTATCTTGATCAAAATACGCATAGTACAAAGGTCTTCCTACTTGCAAGAGAGACGCTGTCGTATCTTGAGGAGCTGGAGTATATGTTTGAATAAAGTTTACATCTTTTTGAAGTAAAAATGTTTTAGGAGTAATAGAGACACCCGATATTGTGCCGTCAAATTGAGTTGATAAACTAAAAGAGGCTAAATAATCAGAGGGTACAGCAAGAAACTGACTGTTTGCTTGTAGAGTACCCGTTACATTTTTTCTAAATGTTTCTAAATCAACCGATTTTAAAATTCGTTCTTCTACCGTCTTAATAAAAGTAGGAAGGTTAGCAACGAATGTTGTTTCCGTATTATCCGCATATTGTTGTATTGCTGTCTTTAATTCTGCATATGTAAAACTCATGTTGTCACCACCGTTACAGTTCCTATCTCTCCCGTTCCAGGGAGATCGTTAGGAGTTAACCCATCATTACTTGCCATACCTATAGGATTCCACCCATATTGTATAACTCTTTCTGCTGCCAGATTAGATTGAGGCCTAGGATCTCGAAGTGCTTGAGGGTCAGGAGTCACTGGAGGAGGATTTAATTGAGGCTGTTTTTCTTCCCACTCATCTGGTCCAACCTTTGCACCCGTCCATTCCACCCGCATAGTATTTAAACGGTATCTCCAACCAGACCTATCTGAAATACCCCAAGCTTTTTTACCACTTGCGTATGCCATTAGTTTGCCCTCAAATAACTACCACTGGGTCTCAGAGCAAGATCTAAGAAGTCTTGGTCCATGTCAGAAGCTCTAGCAAATTCTTCCTCGTAAACAGACTTTAATATTTGCAATCTATCTGGTGCTCGTTTCATAGCCATATAGTATGCTAGTCCCGCCACCATACAAGGATAAAAACGTAAGGGAGCCTCCACATTGTTATACAGATAATCTGCATCTTCCATTTGTTGGATGTAATAATACGTCAGTGTATCTGTTGAGTTCTCTGGAGTAGCCCAAACATTTATAATAGGAGAAATCTTTCTATCAAAGTAGTACTGGCTAGGTCTTCCTTGCGTGGTTTTATTTGGGATAGTAGCATAGTTAGCCCTACTAATTTGATCCATCTCGTAGTCCGTACCATCTCGGTTAAGAACTATCTGTAATATATCAACAGTGTGTTTGTTCAAAGTGTAAGCCGAAGTACCTTGTGTTAAAGCTTGAGTAGCAGAACGTACTGTCCAGAGATTAACTCCTCTGTTGGACCAATCAGCAAACATTAAGTTAAGAGATCTTCTAGCTGTCTCTGCATCGTATCCCGTTCTCACTTCTAATCCGCACCGTTCATACGCTTCTTCTATTATCTCTGCGATACTAAGATCAAAGTTTCTAGTCCCTGACGTTGACATATTTCACCCTTTCTACGGAAAGATTTTTTAGTATTACAGTTAGCATAGCATGATTACTGGTTACTTTCTCATTCATCACTGCCGTAGTTTTATCAACAGTAACTAAAGTACGAGTAACCCAAGTAGACCATGTGCCAACAACGCCTACGACAATAGAAACTCCAGCAGCAATAAAGATTAATTTGACCTGATAACTCATCAGCATCTCCATCTTTTACGAGCTTGTCGAAGCCGACTGTTTGGATCTTTAGCCGCCTTCGGAAATTGTTTCATTTGTCCCGCAGACCTAGCGCAATAAGATTTCCGTCTCTTCGCATCCTTGCTACCTTTTTTAACTTTGCCCGTGACCGCAGTCTTTAACTTTGATCCTGGGTTCTTTGCTCTATAGGATTTAACACCTTTCTCAGTCATCCCCGCCCCACTCTTAGTAGGACGAAAGTTCTTTTTATTTCTCTTTGGCATGTTATCAGCCATAGGAACCTCTAAGCGTAAAAGATCGTTGCAGAAGTTGCGTTAACAGAGCTGTAAGTAAGGTAAGCTCCGTCTGGAAACACCATCCCATTGTCTGGGACATCTGGATATTCCGAACCTACACTCGCAGGGGTTTGATATTGTAAAAGAGCCGTTCCTGTTACAGAGCCGTTCCTAAACGAAATCGTTCCACCCGTAGCAGTGCTGACTAAATAAATACCTTTTAATCTACATCTTCCAGCAAAAATAGTAGCCTGTATTGTAGCACCTGATCCTGCCGTAACTGTTCCCGCTGGATCACCTACTGCGGCTATTTGAGTAACTGTTGCAAAGATTGATGTTCCTGTTGCTATTCCAGCGTTGCCGCCTGTAATAGTTTCTGCTAGAGCCGCGCCGCTTGCATCTGTTCCAGTAACAGTGAAAGTTATTCCACTATCATTACCACCAGAAGTAATAGTAACATTTCTTGGACTGTCGAAAGTCACAGCACCGCCGCTTGCTAACGCACCACCTATGACTAAGTTAGCATTGTTTGCAACCTGTGCGCTTTCTGAAATTCCATCTGGATCCGCCGCCGCTGATTCAATAAAGGTGGATTGTACGTCTGAACCTGCCATATTATTCTCCTTTACAAAAGAGGTAGGGGTTTCCCCCTACCTTAATTATTAACTTGCTACATCGTAACCAGTGATTGTAATCAGCAAACGTCCCGCAGTATAATCTGCGTCTGTTGTTGCGCCCGCAGTTAAATACAGATACTGATCTGCCGCAATATCGCCACCGGCAACTAAACTACCCGCCGCTAAATCACCTGAGTTGATAATCAACGTCTCAGTTAGATCAGAAATAGCAGTATCTTCAACACCTGTAGCTTCTGTAGCAGAATGTAGATTAATGTCTGGATCTCCACCCGCAGGTGTTTCGAGACACATCATAGTAACACCAAAAACTGTACCGGAGTTAGCAGTAGTTACCTGACCAATGTAGGCAACTCCATCACCGTCTTTACCAATAATATCTCCTGCTGCTGTTGAATGCAGTCCAGTTAGATCAATCATTATAGTTGTTTTAACAATGTTTACATTAGTAGTAGTGTCACTTTTAAATCTTTCTACTTGAGTAACATAAACAGCCGCAGTACCTTCTATTCCTGCCGCTGTTGCAGCTTCAACAGCCATTTTATTACCACTGGTAATTGTAATAGTACCTGTTGTTGCATTTTTTGTTACGGTTTCAAAACCATTTTCCGAACGGACTGGACCGTTAAATGTTGTATTAGCCATATCAATCTCCTTGTCTTGGCAAATGTCAGTCGCGGGATGCGACTGTCAAGGTATGTATAGAATACAATATTCTAAAAGAAAAAGAAAGGGTCAAGTTGATACCGGACCCTTTCTCTATTTATTTGTCTTTTTTGGCTTCTTCTGCAATAATAAGTCCTAGGACAGCACATGCAACACCGACGAACAACAATTCGCCTACACCTGATATCATTCCTATACCTATAACTCCTACACCTATCGCAGCATAACTCGATGGTTCAGACAGGCGACCAGTAATCCAATTTACAATTTTCATTTTACTCTCCTTTTTAAACGAAAAAAGGGCGACTAAATAGCCGCCCTCTCTATTTCTTAATAGTTCCGATTACGCTCCTGGCGAACCGAATACACAACGTGGATCCGAGAATCCGAAGCTGTAACGCTCTCGAGCCTTGTATCTCATGTTGCCTGTATCGAAGTCGGACTCCATGTTGGTAGCCATCGGAGTACGCTCAAAGTGGATAAACCCACGAGGTGCATCTGTTTTAACCCACCACGCATCTGGATCACTTAGGAAGTCATTGACAGCATAACCGTCAGGAACCATTCCCATTGATTTGATTGCGTTAGTGTCGTTATCCGCAGTGCCAACCCGAAGATTAGATACCATGATACGTTCTGCGATGAACTGAAGTTGACGTGGTAGAATTAACTTCATACCGCGAAGAGCAACTTTCATCCCACGCTCATCCACATAGCCAGCGATACTGATCAACGCATCTTCCAAAGAAGTTTCGTTTAAATCAGATGCAACCGCTGGTGTGTTTGATAGTGTCCCACCGTTTGTAAGAGGGTGTGCAGTTGAACAAAGTGCAACTCCATCTCCTCCGGCAGAAGCCCCACCAGTGAACGCGTTGTTCAAGATGCTTGCAGCTTTTACCTGTTTCGTGTGAGCCATTGACCTAGCAAGAGCACGGGTATATCGGCTTCCGAGACGATCATAAAGATTGTCTTCGATAGCTTCTTCCGTGATTGAGAATGCCAATGCGATTGTTTCGTTGTTGTAACGAGCAGTGAATGCTTCGTTAGCATCATCGAAACTTACGGCGTTGCCTTCCGACTTGTTCGGAGCGGCACCAAATCCAGAGAGCATCACCTCTTCCTCAAACGCTCTGTCTGAAGATTCAGTAGTATAGATCTCTGCATGTTGGTTTTCGTACCTGTCATACTCCATGCCAAATAAGGCATTGAGACCAGGCTCTAGCTCTTTTGCTAGTTGTGCGCGTGATATAGCCATTTTCTAGTCTCCTATACGCCAGTTGTTGAAACAGTACCCGCCGCAATGGAGCCAGTTGGCGCATTGAAGTGGTTATTGATTCTAACGATTAAAGGGATACCAGCGACAGTAAAGTCTTCATTATCAACATCGTCTTGGATGCCCATAACTCTAAGAGCTAAAGTGTTGGTGGTTGCGACAGTATTTAGATCCGCAGTTCCAGATGATATACCAGTACTATCAGTACCAGAGTTGCCATCTGCAAGAGCGATGTTTGAGAAGACCGCTGTGCGAACCTCTGCTTCAGTGTTGTAGCCAGCTACTACATTAGATGTAGCAATTGAGAACAATTGATTTGGACTGTCATACAAGAAAGCTTTGACGGGGAAATTTGTATCCGCGCCAGAACCAGGCCAGTAATTGGACCAAGTCATTTTTCCAGTAGAACTTGAGACATATTCACAGCCCCAGAAAACACCGACAATAGAGACGTTACCACCAGCCGCAGCTTGTAGATCGTCAATAACTCCCGCCGCCAACGGAATAACCGCTTGGCCTTGATAGAGTTTGTTAGTGTTTGCTGCCGCTATGCGATACTCGCTCAAACCAGTGGAATTGGGTGTAGCACCCTGCATACTTATCGGTCTAAGACCGTATGCGCCATTAGTATTTGCCATTATAGCACCTCATTAATTATTCAGAAGAGGGTTTTCCTCTGCCGAAGGTTACACGACTTTGCCTACTCTGATGAATAGGCATCAAAGGATTTTGTTCCTTCATTAGATCTTGATCGACTGCGGCCATTGCTTCGCGGGTCCGGGTCCCGTAATACTCGTTTCTTTCATTGGCGGTTTCGATAGGTATTCGACACAACATTAAGCCACCATTACCAATAACTCCTGCAAATTTACCATCTTCGATGGTCGGAGCTTCATAGTCAGGATACTCTTCAGAACGAACGGGTTCCCATCCTTCACGAAGTTTAGCATGAACATTTGTCTGGTCATCCTCTCCTCGCATAGATGTTCGTATCCAACGATGCACATAACCCGCTGGGGCTTCTGGGGCATCTAGGCGACTGGGCGGTGCCCAGGGTTTTCTGCGCGTTTGTTTTTCTCGCGTCTCAGTTGATCGTGGTGCTCTTGCTTCTGCCATGTTTTTAATCCTTCACATACTTTGCATATTCCGAAATAGGTACATTAAGCTTCTTTGCCATCGCAACTTGCGATGGAGTTAGCGTCACGGTCCTGCGCCCCTTTTTAGTGTTGCGAGATGCGGAAGATCCAGCGGGTGCGACCTGGGTACTTCCTCCCGTTTTCTTAACGCCTAATTTTGCCGGAAACTCCGACAATAATCTGCGATCTACCTCAGTATAGTACTCATTTGACAGCGGGTCAAACCCTTCTTCTTCTACCATCTTACGATGGATGCCAAATGCAGCATAAGTCATAACCTCATCCTGACCAAACCAAGTATTTTTTTCGGCCCACTCTCTAGCTTTAGGATCCTCTTGTCGAGGAGGAGGCGGTGCCGCTTGTTGCGGTGCAACAGCCTGTCTTTGTTCTTCGGGCTGCGCCTGCTCTACAGACAATCTTTGATCAGCGCGTTGTTTTGCAACATTATACCTGTCAGAGTCTATAGTTGCACGAGACAAATATTCTTGCGCCTTGACTACAGCATCTGAATCACCGGACTCATACGCGTCCTTGTATGCCTGTCTAGCTGATTGCAACTGTGCATCAACTTTAGCTCCATACTGATTCAAGTAACCACTATCTAGCTGTTTGTTATGAGCCTTTAGATTGTTGTTTTCCTGCAACAACTTCTCAGCAAATCTTTGAGCTTCTTCTTTATCACGTTTTTCTTGATGGTACTTTGCTGTTTGTTTCTTAATTCGGTTCTGAACATTCTTACTATACGTTTCAAGTTCATCGCCAGCTTCTTCGCTAGGAGCCTCTTCTTGGACTTTAACTTCAGGCTCTTGCGTAGCAACCTTTTCTTCTGGTGCTTCACTACCGGTTTCTTCTACTTCAACAACAACTGGTTCTTCTGCGTCACCAGCTTGCTTGACTTCTGTTTCTTCACTCATGACTCTCTCCTAAATATGTTTAACGTCATCTGGTTCTAAAATAGTAGCAATAACTTCGTCATCATTTATGATGCGAACTTCGCCACCATCAATTTTAAAACGAGATCCAGCATAACGACCAATGCAAACCCATTGACCTTGCTTGCACCAAGGCTCTGCGTCTGGTCCGAACTTGTTCGGATCCTTGTAAGCCATCGGACCAACTCGCATAACATAAGCAACAACAGTAGCTACTGCTTCTCTTTCACGAATTTCATCTGGAATAAATAGTCCACCACCAGTTTTAGCTTTCCCCTGGTACGGCATAACTAAAATACGCCACCCTGTAGGTTGAGGTAATCTTTCGACTAAGGGTTGATCTAAGAGTGAAGGGTCTAAAACCCTTTCATCGGCGGGTATATACGCGCTGTCAGCGATAGAAGACGACTTCTCAGCCTCCTTTTCAGCTTTCCTTTTCTGCGCGACATGTTCAGGAAGATATAAGGTCTTCGACATCGTCTGCGTTCTTCTCCAGCAGGGCTTTAATTTCTTCTCTGGCAAAGGCAACGCCCCGTATCTCACCTACCAAAGATTTGTACTGCTCCCAGTCCTTAACTGCACCGTTGGAAAGAGCATCAGATATATTCTGTTCTCTCTCCTTCAATACCTTATACATATAGCGAGCAAATTCAACTCCGTCTAGCACTTAATAGATTCCGCTAAATAAATTTGGTTTTACTTGAGCTCCTTGGCCTTTAGCATCCACTTTACCGCCATCTTTGTACTTAACCATGCCGCCGCCCATCATGCCTTTAACACCTCGGCCTTTAAGAATGTCCTTCTTAGTAACCTTGCCGTCTCCAGTTAAGTCAGGAAAGTTTCCTTTAACCTTGCCGCCATCTTTGTACTTCATCTTTTTCTTTTTTCCCATTGATCCACACATGAGAGTATCCTTTCTATTACACTGCCATTTCTAATGCTGCTTCCAGCGTCTCATCGTTTCGTCTTGTCCATCCTCTACCAAAAGTATCGAACGTACTTAGACCTTCATAAAATTCCTGCCTTGCTTTATGCATAGGAACTATTATTTCTTCTGGAGCCATCTCTTCTACAGCTCGAAGCGTCATCGGTCCAATACCGCCATCTGCTTCCACACCAATAATTCGTTGTAATGCTTTGGCTGATCTACTCATACCACTGTTAACGCCCCAATCGAACACACACCAATCTACACCACTAGGTAACTCATCACAGCTACCTCGATCCCAATAATTGTTTTTGTATATTGGAGCTACGTCATCCACAGTAAGATCTCTCATCTCTTGTTCAGAGACTTCTCTTCCAACCCAGTCCTCATATACTTTTTTAGTAACACCGTGATTAGTGATCCCACCTGGATCGCTCGGATGATTTACAAAACCCCCTTCGTGCTCTAGTAATAAGTGTAAACAATGCTCGTAATTTTGTATCACTTAAGCTTTCCTTTTCTTAGCTTTCTTTTTAGGGAAGCCTGCCTTCATATTGGCATAGGCCTTTGGACTAATCGTGCTTTTCTTTTTAGAACGAGAAGTACCTTCTTTTTTCCTTTTATTCATGTTTGCATATAAACTCATTTAACTTTCCTCGCTTTGTCTATTGCCCTTGAGCCGAACCAAAAAGATAGTATAGCCGCAAAGATACCCTTAGTTTCGTCATCCCACAAGACATTTATGGCTTCCGAGAAATTAGTGCCAGCTTTTAATGCTTCCATCAATAACGTGATCTCTATCGTAGCAAACAACAAAAAGAAAGCATAAGTGATTACGGGCCTTACCGATTTCTGTAACCCCGATATAAAACCAACACCTTGATTTATACTTATGTCATGTTGGATAAGACGATCATGCTCGTTATCTGCGCCCATTGTTTCGTACATGCGAACGTCATGGTCGTAGCCTGCGGCTCTTAATTCAGCCATCGTTCTCATTTTTTCTAATTCAAATTTATTGTCTTGTTTCTTAGCAAACGCATCCGTAATAGCCGGAACCGCCGAACTAGCAAACCCAAGAACAGAACCTAATAATGCAAACATGTTATGCCTTCGCTTTCTTTTGTGCAGTCTTTGAAAGATC